ATCTCCATCAAAGTCGTCCCACAGATCAATGTTTTCTGTCTTCGCGTCGAATAGGTCGCTTGGGTAGAAGCCTCGGGTAACGAACCGCCGCTCCAGGTCCAAGGAAAACACACCTTCAAGGTCGAGCGTATTAGTGAATTCGTATTCTCCGGAGCTGACGATGTCACCAAGGAAGTCCATGGTGGGCCACTCGTCGATGTCGTCCGTTTTGTCGTCAATATCCAGCGCTCCATCGAGCGTTAGTGCGTCAAACTCTTCGCTATAGAAGGTGTCAGTTCTCTGCCCCTGGAACGGAGGTGAGTCTGCGTCTTCCCGCCGCTGCTCAAGCAGTAAGCGACCAATGGTGTCCGGTAGATCGATTAGTACGCTCGTGGCGTTAGCGCTTACACGCCCACCGTCATCGGCGAACTTGACCAGCACTTGGCCCTCAATCAAGGGAATTTTTGTGCTGGTCGAAGAGCCTGCGATGGCTTCAATCAAGTCAACTGAGTTAGTCCAGGTCGCACTGCCGTCGGTGAGGTTGCTGTGGCGGATGTAGACCTTACCGCCGTTCTTTACGTCGATCTCGGTTGACTCGTCCCACTTAAGAGTGCCTTCCTTGTCGCTGGTGGCCTCAAATCGCAGGTTCTGAACGTCGTTTGGAATTGCGGTCTTTCCGACTGCGTTGAAAGTCAGCTCGGTTGGGTTGGCTGATTGGCGCCCCAGTGCATTAATTGCGTAGACCTCAAAGCTGTAAGGGAGAGCCTTGGTATCAAGCACCTCGTAGTCGGGCTTGCTGACGACCGCACTTTCCCAGTTGCCGTTTTCTTCGCGATAGCGCACCCGGTACTGAGGGATGCCCTTGATCGCCTGCCAGCTCAAGATAATTTTGACCTTGGCTTGATCGTTCGAGGCGTAAAACTTTTCGTTGGCCTCAAGGTTTTCAGGGGCAGTGGGAGCTGCGTTGAGATTGGTAATTGTGCGGCTCTGAAGCGTATAGCCGCGCTCGACGTGGTCGTACTTGCTGGAGTTGTATTTAAGGGCGCTGATCTCGTAAAGGTGGCCTTCTTTTTCAGCAACGCTTAGGACCCTGTACTGCTGGGTCTGGATTGAGTCGGTCTGGATGACCCAGACACTGTTTGCCTGGGGTTGGGTCGTCCAGTTTTCGTTGACTGTGATCAGCGTGCCAGTACGGCTAATGATGTTCTTGGTTTCAAGGGTGCCGTCGGGCAGGAGTACGGAAAGCGTGGCGTCGTCGCTGGGAAGCCCGGTGGCGTCATCGACGTTGATGTTGTTGGCACCTGCAGCCGCGATCCTCCCGCCGTAGCGGACGCCAGCTCGCACTGGGTCATTGACATCAATGACATTGCCGGGTCGGACCAAAGTGCCGGCCTCGACGCTTGCGGTGAAACTAATTACCTCGGTTTCCTGCTGCTCGGTGTAAAGCAGCCACTGGCCTAAACGGTTGGCTTGGCCGCGGGAAGTGCAGGCAAACGCTTTTACTTCAGTGGTAATTACGCCGTACTTTTCAATAGCATCGCGATCCTCGACGACTTCGTAGTTCAGCTCGCGGGTGTCGAGGTCTAAATAGGCAACGACGGCAACGGTATGGCGCGTTTTGAGGTCTGAGCCAAGGTAAGTGAAGCCTGGCTCAAGGACGTTGCTGCGGTTGAAAAGGTAAGTGGAGTCGGTTGGCTTGTCTTGGGTGATGGTCAGCGTGCCAGTCGACCAGTACGGCTGCGTCCGCATGACAGAGCACAAGTCGTTAATCAGCTTGTAGGCCTCGTACTGGTTCTGGATTAGAGCGTTGCAGCTAAACCGTGCTTCCTGTGTGCCGTCGCCCAGGCCTGCATCGACAAGCTCGTTGCAGTACTGAGATGCGGAGTAGAACGCAAACTTATCGAGTTGCGTGGCGGCAATGTGATCGCCGAATCCGTAACGGGAAGTAGTGAGCAGGTCCCACAGAATCCACGCTGGATCGCTGCACCATTGAGCTGCGGCAAAGGTTCCGGTCCAGGTTCCGCTGTAGGTGACGCGGCCCGTGGCTGCGTCGACCGTGGCGTTACTAGGCAGGGCAACCTTGATCCCTCTAACTCTGTACTGGCGCGAAGGAATCGAGCTGAATTGCTCCGCGTTGAACTTGACCGCTACAAGTGCGGTGTTTGGGTAACGCAGCTTCTCGTAGATGATCTCTGTGTAGGAGACGAAGAAACTGGGGTTGACCCTGGTGTCGGTTGAGTCGCTTGAGGTGCGTCGGACTCGGATGTCGACTGGAAACGCGCCATCAAGGGTGACAATGTAATCGCGTTCGTACTTGTCCGCTGTACGACCGCTAATACTTACGTCTTTAGCCTCGGTAAAGCCACCACCGTTGTACTGAACGTCGATCTTTAGGTTGACGCTGGTTCCCAGAACGTCGCCTTCGTTGGTGGCGCGTTCCAGGCGCGGAATGGCGATGGTTACGCGGACTGCATCGACGTTTGTGTCGGTGATTTGGCGGGTGACTGGGATCGCATTTTTGACCTCAACATTGACGGACTTGATATCTTCAACGGCATCGAAACCATCGATATAGGATTGCGAATTAGTGCCGTAGCGCGTTTTTACGGTGACGCCGCTGAAGTTGTAATCGCTGTCGCTTAAATCAGTGACGTCGGCGCCGGAACGTAACACCGGCGTGTTGTTTAAGTAGACGTCCTTGAGTAGCGCGTTGTTGTAGTTGTCGCTGCCACGGGTGTAGTCCCTGGCTGAGGGGAAACCTTCGATCTCGCCCTCACTAATTAGGTCGAGGAGGTTTGCATAAGCTGTGGACGCAAGATTATCGGCAGTTCTGGTCGGGGTCCTAGCGGCAGGTGCAGCGACCTGCTGGACCGTTACGTTCTGGACTACCTGCTGTTGACCGCCGCCACCGCCGCCAGCACCAATAATCTGCTTCGTCATGACGGTCAGCTGTCGATGTCGATGCCTGCTGATATCACGATAGATCCAACTACCGTCTCTCCATAGATCAACGGAACTGGAACGCCTTGCTTGCTCGTATTTTGTATTCCGCTAAAGGAGTAGGAATCTTGAGGGTCCTGGGCCGTGCCTTCAGAGCTGGTTGCGCCTTGGCGGGCAAAGCCTTGGCCCGTCGCATTCAATTTGGGCGTCGGGGTCAGCATCTGAGACACGCCCAAGCCGATCAGGCCGATACCGATGGTGCCGGCAATAGTCGTAATCGCGGCCATCGTGCCAGCTGCACCACTGGTGACGGCACCGGCGCCTAATCCAAGAAAACCTCCGATTGTTGGAGCGAAAACAATTGCGGCAGCTACTAAGGCCACGCCCACAATGACTTTGCCAACACCACCGCCTGCGCCGCCCACGACGGGAATGATCTGTATGACCTGAGACGCAGGAAATCCAATCTCCTCAACATCAGCCTCGTAGCGATCAACGACGACCTTGTAGTCGTGTTCGATCATGTGCTGCTCAAGGCCAGGGAAGTTAGCGATCAACATCCGCACCGCTTCAGCGGCGTTGCTCACCTCAGCCATAATCCGGCGGAATCCGACGAACTTGGCTAGCGGACCATAGACCCTAACTTCCTTTTCCATACCGCAACACCTTACCCGTGCATTTTAGAAGCCACTCTCCTAATAAATCCCGACTGGATAAACGGCCGCGAAGGTGGTGAAGGACAAGCTGATCGCCGATGTAGACGCCGACGTGGTTGAGACCTTTGCCTTCGATGCTCATTAGGAGCGCGTCTCCTTTCTGCATCTCATCGCGGTCAACTTCGTAGAAGCCGATGTCGCGCCAGCAGTCGTCGAACATTGGCGCATTGTTGAACTCCTCTGGTGTGGTTGGGCGATCCCAATCGCGGAGCTTGATGCCTTGCTCTGCGTACCAGTCGCGGACCAAAGTCCAACAGTCGGTGACACCCCAGACCCACTCACGTCCAATTAGGGGTGCGGTGTAGCCCTCGGGTTCGCAGTGGCCCCACTGCTTGGTCTTGGGATTGACGATGTGCCACGGGAGGCCAGACTTTTCGCACGCAAGGCGGTCGGCTTGGCTAGGAACTGGTGGGGTGACGGGATGACTGTGGATGACAGCAGTGATTTCACCTTTGTCTTCAGCGGCGGCGTAATCAATGGGATCGAGGATGAAGAAGTCAGTGCCCTCGGCCAGGTTTTTACATGGAAAATAGTGTTCCCGGCCCTTGATGACGACCAGCAGTCCACATGATTCACGCGGATCTTCTGCCTGTGCGTGCTCCAGGGCCTTCTGCTTAGCCGTCTGCTTCATCCGTTAAACGCGCCGATGCCTGGGAATGCCCCAAAGGGTAGTTCATTGTTATCGCCAAAACGCACTTTGCAGCTACTAAGTTTCTTACCGCATTTGTCCTCAGCGAGCGTATCAACCTTTTTATCGTTTTCGTTGTAGTAGTTGCTGCCGCTATAACCGCACTCGGTTCCTCTGTAGATCCATGGGCAAAGGTTGGCTGTGCAGCTGCGCTTAGGAGCGCGAACGCCTGCTAAGTCGAAGACGGCAGCGAGCTCGAACTCGACAGTGTCCCGGCTTTCCGTTGTCTTGCGGGCCACGTAATAGATCTCGTCCGGGAACTTGGCGGTTGTGTCTTCGGTTCCGAAGGGGTTGCCGCCACTTTCATCGGGGAAGTTCTCGTCGTCGATGTAGCGGACCAGGGTGCGAATGCGGGTCAGCTTTGCTCCGGTCAGGTCGTTGCCCGGAGTGGACTCGTTGACCTCTAGGAGGATTGCGGTGATCGACGAAAGCAGGTTGGCGACGCGGATCTTGGGGCGAGGAAGGGGGCCTTGACCTTGGTACTCAAATCCCTCGACTTCGATGGGGAAAGCGGAGTAAGTGTTGCCGTCCCAGATGACGTCGCCGTTGCTGTTGAAGCTGTTGCTGCCGTTGTGGAAGCGGTAGGTGTAGTCGACCCCGTGAATTGCAGCCCGCAGCTCAAGCTCGAACAGCTCAATGATGCTGCTCGGGTTGATCTTTTGTAGTTCAGAGGTTGGGATTGCCATTAGGGCTCAAAGACCTCGCGGAATGTCGCGTTGATCGTTGCGACCGTTGGGAAGTCGATGGTGCGGGTCCATTCGGTGCAGACCCACTTGTAGGTGGAGGTGGTGTCTGGGGGAGACCAGTCGAAGCTTGCGCTGTCCTCAGCGCGGGCGTTGAGGAAAGTCTCGATCGTGTCGGCTTCGGTGTTGGTGATGTTGTTCCAGGTCAGCGTCCACTCCTTGGGGTTCATGTGGGAGGGAATGCCGTAGAGCAGGCGCTGCTCGTAGCCGTCGCCGAATTGGACCGTGCGGGTCTTGGGGCGGCTGCGTTTCTGGGCGCCATAGCTGATGTCGATGTCGGGGAAAGTAGCCATTACGCGAGGATGCCTCCAGGACGTTGTTGACGCATCAGCTCCTGACGGACGGCGGCGCCGATCGCTTCACCAAGACGTTTCGAGTCTGGTTGATCGCCCTCGGCCTTGCTACCGCTTGCGTTGACGTTCACCACCACGTTATTAGAGGTGGACTTCATCGATCCGGCGCTGAAGCCCTGGGGCACGTACATCTCGGGGCCGCTTTCACCCACGAGGTAGGGGCTGCCGCCGGTGACCGGGCCACCTGCAGCGCGGCCGACAAGCGCTTGCCTGGGGATCGCGCCACCGGCGTACTGGCTGAACCGAGCACCGAAGGCTTCCATTACACCCTGGCGGTTGTTACGGAAGTCGCCAAGACCAAGCATTGCGGCCATAAATATTGGGTGGAACGGCATGAACTTGCCGCCCAGGTCGATCATCTTCGGCAGTTTGTGGTTCGGGACGATCTTGCCGCTGTGACCTGGGACGTACAGCTCGGGGCCGTTCTCGCCAACGATGTAAGGCAGCTTGCCTTTCACCGGGCCGCCATAAGCGCGCTTGGGGATAAGCAGGCTCTTGTAGCTGTCGCCGATTCCGGTGGGCATGTTTAGACCGCCCATGCTGCCTGCACCGGCACCTGCTGCGGGCGCGCCGGGTAACAACCCAACAATCGAGTTGAGAATCGCCATCGTGATCATCTTTGTGATGATCTGAGCTGCCATGTCCAGGAAGTAGGTGGCAATGCTCTTGAAGAAGCTGGCAAGTGCTTCCCTGGTGGTCTGGCTGCCGTTGATGACGTTGGTGAAGGAGGTGCTGAACGCCGTGCCAATTGCGTTGGCTGCTCCGGTGATTTGGTTGACGGGATTGAGTAGATCGGTCAGCTCCTGCTTGAGCTGAGCGATGTTCTGCTTCATCTCCTGGAACGGAGTTGGGTCGATCTCCTGCTTGTAGAGAGCCATCCCTTCCTCAATCTTGCCCTCTGCTCCGGGAAGGTTGCCGTAGGTGTCCTGCAAGCGTTGGCGTTCGCGGTCCAACAGGAATTGGTTGTACTGCTCCTCAGTGATCAGGCCCAGGTTGAACTTCCGGTCCTCAAGTTCGCGGTTGAGATCCTGACCCAGCGCTTTCTGCTTGAGGAACTCGTCGGTCATCCCCTTGTGGAGGTTGAGGATGGCTTCGCTCTTGTTTTTCTCAGCTTCAGCCTGCATCACCCGCCTGCGCTGAAGATCCTCGGTCTCCTGGCTGGCGAGCAGCATGTCGAGGTCGTATTTGGCGTTGATTGCCTTGATCCGCTGCTCTTTCTCTTCGTAGCCGAGGATCTTGATGCGAAGGTTGGCCTCCGCTTCGGTCATCAGCTTCTTCTTGGAGCCGTCGGGGTCGCCTCCGGCCAAGGTGGCAAAGTTTGTGCGCGGATCGTCCGGGGCAGACGAGAGGCGGCGCTCTAGTGCTTCCCTATTCCTCTGAAGGTTTGTATAGGCCTTTAGATCCTCATCTTGCTCAGCCTGCAGTACGTCAATTTTCGTCTGCAGCCCCTTAGCGGCCTGCGCCGTTACAAAGCCACCCTGCTGCAGAAGTCTTTGCTCGGTAATCAGCTTGTTTAAGCGTTCGCCCCTACTCTTAATCGTGCGCGTATATGCGTCGTAAGCAGTATTTATGTTGGCAAGGTTTCTCCTGATAGTTGCTTTAGTAGCAGCATCACCACCAATAGACTTAAGGAAGGCGTCACCCACCGGTGCGTTTTGTTTATCAATAAGGCCCTGTTTTGCTTTTTTAATTCGCTCTAGCCAGTTAAGGACAATCGCACCACCAACCAAAGCTACGCTGATGACAATCGTCGGTGCCAAGGCTGCTGCAAGGGCTTTTACGGTCAAAGCAAACGCTTTGACTTTGGCCTGCGCGGCAACTGCCTGAGCAGAAGCTGCGCCAAACTGCGCCTGTAGCAACAGGAAGAAGGTTTTCAGCGGACCGCTTAATGCTGCAAGAGCCTTAAGTGCATAGTTGACGCCCGTTATGACAGCGATAAACCCTGTAATGTTTACAATGTTCCTAAAGTTATCTGCGAGTAATTTAATAGCAGTACTAGCCGTATCTGCTGCGCTAACAAGTGCCGGTGTAATTTCTTCAATAAACTGACCAAACGCATCCTGAAACTCCGCGCCAATGGGCTGCAAAGCCTTGCCCACTGCAAGGCGCATATTGTTAATAGCAACCGTCAAACGTGCTCCCGCGTCTTCACTGCTCTTGGCGATAGTTCCTGAAGTTTTGCCGTATCTTTCGCCAAGCTCATCCACGAATTTCATGAGCTCGTTAAGGCCAACTGTGCCGGCCTTCAGGGCTTTTTGGAGATCGGTAAGTGACATGTTGTTCGCCTTAGCGAACAGCGTCACTGCGCCAGGTAAGCGCTCACCCAGCTGACCGGAGATCTCTTCAGCGCTGACCTTGCCTTTGGAGAAGACCTGCACCATCGCGGTGATGGCGCTTTGAACGTCCTCCGCGCTGCCTCCGGTAGCTTTGATTGCTTGAGTTACGTTTCGGAAGACAACTTCAGCGTCAGTTACATTTCCGCCAGCACCTCGAATGGCCGCGGACAGCCTGGTCATACCGCTGATTGCTGTCTCTTGCGGGATATTCAGAGTCTTAGTTACGTCAGCGGCGGCACGCATTGCCTTAGTGAACTGCTCCTGAGATCCGGCAACGCCTCGTAGTGCAATCTGCAATTTGCCGATTTGGGCGGCGTAATCGGCTGTACCGGCCAAGCTTTGGCGCAGCATCGAGGCCTGAGCGCCGAGACCTGCACCTGCCGCACCACCTGCAATGCCTCCGGCTAATCCGCCGACCAAACCACCAATTGCTGCTTCTGGTCCGCCAAAGATTGCACCAGACAGTGCCGAACCAACGCCAGCGCGTACGTTGCGGCCCAGGCCGCCGCGTTTCCTCTGGTTGATGGCGTACTTGGCGGACTGAGCATCTAGTCGCTCGATTTGCCGTGTAAGTGCGCGGAACTTATTGCTGGTCGGATCCAGTTGCTCGCGCATAGCAACCAGCGCCTGACGCAGGTTGTTGGTAGACGCAATGCTTCCAGTGTTTGCCTGGCGAGCCTGCCTAATGGCAGTGCGGTACTGGGTGAGATCGACAGCGGCTTTCTTGGCCGCCGCGGCTTGGGCCTGAATGGCTTGGCCGCTCATCCCAACCGCAGCAGGCTGGCCTACGTCGGCAGTCGTCGGGCTGTAATAGCCAGCGCGAATGCCGCGAGTTCTCGCCCTGCGGAGGTTGGGATCGTCAAAGGTCGTTTCAACCGCGCCTCTGAATTGACGAGCACCGCCGCTGATTGCTTGACCCGTACCAGGGGCAGTCGTTTGACCTGCGGCAGGTAGCAGAAGAGGCGTACCAGTGACGCCAGCGGTGACACGCTCGCGGAGCTCGGTCATTGCCTGGCGCTGAGACTGCGCTAGGCCGAAGTTCAAATAGTTGAGGCGTGTGCCAGCGTTGGCTGCGTTCTGCTGTGCAGTGGCAGCCTGGGTCGCCATCGTCGAGACGTGGCGGTAGCCGTCGGCAAGCCTGTTGAGCTTGTCCGTAAGGCTGATCGCTTCGTTGCTGTACTGAGCAAACTCGGCGCGACCTTCCTCAGTGGTCTGGTCAAGGGTCTTGAGCTTGCCTTGTACGTAGGCCAGGCGGTCGCCTAGGGCCTGGGCGTCTTCCCGTGTACCGCGAACGCGCCGGCGGTACTCCTCAAGTACGTCGGCCTGACGGGCTGCCTCCTGCGCACCGATGCTTTCTAGGCCCGCTATTTGGGAAGCGAGTGCCCGGCTGCGAGCAGAATCTGCGGGGCGCAGTGCGAATTCGCCGCGAGCACCAGAGAGCAGTCCACCAATTTGCTCAGAGGAAAGCCGCCGGTATTCCCTGAGGAGCTTTGGAAGCTCCATCGACATGCTTTCAAATACATTTCGTATGCGAGAAACTGCGCCCTTGAGCTCGCCTTCGGTCTCAT